TTTAAAATTAATTTAAGAGATATTTGTCTAAGATGGATCATTCATTTGGTTTGTCGAAATTAAGAATTATCAATAATGAAGATAACGAATTTTCTTATATTGATTCTTTACCCGATGAGATAAATAGTATAATCTTGGAGTATTTAGTACCTTCCTGTATACCTTGCGGTATAATGGAGGCGAAAGAGCTTCTTGAGGTTGCTGAAGCGACTCATGAGTACGTCGTAGGTGAAGTCCAGCGTCCTATACCATTTGATTTGGAATTCTATTTCAATCAATGGGTGGATACCAGGGATCCCGATGATGTTGATGATGAACTTTATACTAATTCTCGGAGGCTTATGAATGTGGCTTCCTTGAAAATGGTAGTTTGTTGGGCCATACTAGTGTATGTCCCTAGGGTAGGTGCTGTGTCTGCAACTGACTTAGTAAAGCAAGTAGATGGATTGACGTGGCAATTTTGTTTGATGGCTCTGGGAGCTTTATTAGCCCTTACAATTGGTATTGGGTTGGCTCTCTTTCTTGGCTACTTACTTAAATTATCGCTCTCCTTTATTGGCCGAAACGTCATTTGCAAACCAGTATATTGGATTTATAAGAGGATTTGTGTTGGTTGGGTCTCATATAAGATGGGGCCCATTGAGCTTGAGAACACCGTTGGTGAAGGTGTTATTACTGAATTCGTCTCTAATAGTGAAGGTTCATACTATAAGGTGATTATAGATGGTAAAACCTACAAATGTAAAGCGTATTCGGATAACATGCCTTATAAACCAGTTGGAAAACAGGAAATGGCTCAAAAGAATTCTTCTCTCAATGCTTCGGAGTTCAAACCGGTAGGTGTGATTCTTTCCACCGATGGCCGTACTTCACGAGTAGTTGGGGGTTTTTTCCGTTTAGGAGATTACCTTATAACCGCCTCACACGTTATTGAAGCCGTTCTTAGTTGTGCAGATGACTTTGTTATGGCCTCTTTTGTTAAGGATGGTAACAGGTGTAAATTATCTAATTTTATGGATTTGGACAAGGATGCTTTTGACTTCTCTAATAATGTTATCAAGTATTCTGAATTAGATTGTTTCGCTATACGCATGGACCTTAAATTTTGGTCCTACATGGGTATAACTAGACCTAAATGCGCCCATAGCCATTTTAACCAGACGGTGACTGCTGTAGGATGTCGTGATGGCATACTGGTTTGTTCAACTGGAGTGACTCAAGAAGGGGATAATGTTTGGACTTTAAAACATAAAGCAACAACATATCCAGGATTCTCAGGTTTTCCGTTGTTCATGGGTAAGGGCGTGGTTGGTCTACATACAGGACATGATGGCGTTATTAACGAAATGATCAGGATAGAGACCATTGCGGCTTTGTTACCTGTATCTAAGGAGGAAGCACTTTATGTCTATTTTGACCCTTTATATGAAGGCTCTAGGTCAGTAACTGGCGCTTTGATGCGCATGGCGAACCACTTTGGCTACGATATCGGTGTTGATGCGGAAGGTAGATGTTCATTTAAGAAGGATGACCATAGTAAATACGCCGGCATTTCAGTTGAGGATTTTGAAGAGGATCCCGATGTATTTATGGACCTACCTATAGGCAATGTTTCCAAATATATAGGTTATGAAAGTGGTGATTATGAGTTCCCTAGTAAAACTCTATCACAAATAATGATGGAGGAAGACGATTATGACTATCAAGCTGAAACTTTGATAAGACCGCCCGAAGCTAAAGTAGCGAAAAAGGCAGTGTCGAAAAAGAAAAAGAAGAAGAGAGTGAAAATCGCTGAAAATGGACCCATAACAGCCATTGAGCCGCCCGGTAGTTTTGTTGTTTTGCCGAAATTGGAAAGGATGTCAGTTCCAAAAATTAGAGAGGAGAATGCTTTTATGAGTACCATGTTGGAAAGTAAAGAGGGCTCCCTTCAAAAATTAGGATATGACTCCAGCCATTTTCAATGGCCAAATTTAACAAATGTTGCCGAAACGGTCTCCATGGAGAAACACTTGGAATTATATCATAAACGTTGCTTGAAAGTTCCAGATTCTATTAGAAAAACTGAATTGAAAAGAGTAAATAGGTTGCTCTATAAGTTTATGGAATCAGCAAAGTTTTTAGTTCCTCGTGGTTATAAAACAAAGGAGGCTTTAGAAGGAATTATCGATTCATCGATTATTAAAGATTCTAAAAGCCCGGGATATCCTTATGCTGCTTCTGGCATGGCTAACAATAAGACGGCTATTGCTAAGCACGGAGGAACACCTGGGTTCGCAGATTTGGTTTTACAGCAATGGGATGCTAAAACTATACTGAGGGTTTTCAATAAAGGAGAACCTCATTCTCTTAAAAAGATAAAGAATGAAATGCTCAGGATTATAGCAGGTTTCCCTCTACATAAGACCATTAAACATGTGTCAATTTTTAGACCCTTTAAAGAAAAGATCTCGGAAACTTGGTTGGAAACACCTGTTAAGTTCCAGTATTCTCCCTTGGTACCGGGCGCGAATAAGCATATTTGCGACTGGTTAGGGTATGATGGAGCTAAATGGGCTAGTGATAAGTCCAACTGGGATTTCGCGATGATGGAGAGACATTTCAACTATTGTACCACGCTAATCTTGGATCTCGCAATTAAGCCTGATGATATGACTACATCGGAATATGATGAGTGGAAAAACGACGTGAAAAATGCTATACATGAAGTAAAGTCGGCTGAGTACGTCACATCTGATGGTTCTCATTATAAGGCTAAGCTTGATGGGATTATGAGAAGTGGGTGGTACCTTACCATTGGATGCAATAGTACGGCACAATTAGCCCACCATATTGAATGTTGTATTCTCGTAGGTATGTCTGATGAGGAGATACTGGGGAGTAAGATAGTTGTTGGTGGTGATGATGTGCTGCAAAACGCTTTAGCTTGCGGGACTAAAGCTTATATAAAAGCTTCTGAATCGCTCGGCGTGGACTTAGAAATTGAAGAAACGAGTTCCTTTGAGGGGAGCGAATTCTTCTCAGCTAGGTTCTATAAAGATCCGAGAGGTATAGCTTGCAAACCTTTGCGTTTTACTAAGCATATAGAAAACTTGAAACGCACGACTGTTGGTGAGGAATGGAGCGCTATCAAGTCCCTAATGGCCGAATGGGTCTGGGATGATGATAAGTTTGAGTTCTTCTATAATTTGTACGTCAATTGTCATAGGGAGCGTCCGAGTGAATTCCCACTTAAGCAACTTGTTAATAAGGATTATCTTAAGCAAGCTCTTAATGGTGATGAGTAACTTGCGACGAATAATTTCAGTATGGATAACTACACTGGTCCCTATTGGAGTGATGGAAAATTACAATCTAGTGTTGAGTTTGGTAAGGCTGAGCCTTTGTCTGCTCTTGATGCTGAGAGCAGGCTCCATGATTCAGCTTATGCTCATTATGAAGACGTGCAGCACCGTATGGCCGCAGACTCTATTTATGAGTCTAGAGTCTCTAAGTTGGGTGGTCTTTCTAAGTTCGCTGGAGAAGCTGTCTTGTATGGCAACCAGACGTTACGAGCTGGAGGGAACCTCTTAGAGTATTCTAAATACGGTCCTGTAGGTTTAGTAGTGGGTTCTCTTATTAATGATTATAATCTTTTTGATTATATGAATAATAATGAGAAATATAAAAAGGAAGTTCTTGACTATTATGCAACTGATCCTGGTTGGGAGCATAAAGGAGAGACTCCGAATCCAGACAAGGTTAGTGATGATACTTCTGGTGATGGGAGTAGAGTAGTGCGTAGATTTGCTGGGGGTCCGGTGGACTCTGATAGTAACTCTGCGGTTTCAGTATCGGAGGGCTCTGGCTATCAGGAAATGTTACCCGATAGTACGGCTGCTACGAACGAAAATCCCAACAATCGTAGTGTTTATTACGATCCTTATTTGGAGTTTAGTGGAGGTTGGAGGCGTAAAAAGAAATATAAGTATGACAAGAAAACAAAAAGCTGGAAACTCATCGGCTCAGAGCCCTTCTTTGAATAAAAAGGAGAAGAGGCGCATTGCTAATGAGGTTAAGCAAATGGTTTCAAATGATGTTAATGTGGCTAAGAAGAAAACCAAGTCCAAAAAGAAGAAGTCGAGTAATGTTGCTCCTTCATTTGGTCCGGTTAGTACTATTACCACAGCACCAGTCGCCATTGGTAACTCGGTTAGGGGGGCTGCTAAGCGTATCGTCAACACGCGAAATGGAATCAGACTGACGGGTAGAGATTTTATGTTCTCACCTATCGGTACAGGGTCTATATCGACGTGGACGGTTTGCGGAGGCTCACCTTTAACGCCAGCCGCTTTTGCTGATTCAGTGATTGCTAATTATATGAGAATGTATACTAAATTTAAGTTTCATTCTTTTACAGTACACTATATCACGAGTAGCGCGACGAGCACCAGTGGTGATGTCATGTTTTATTATTCTAAGGATCGCAGTTCTGTTTTCTTAAATCAGACTAGTAGTCAATTATTACCATTCGTATTTTCAGATCAAAACACGGTTTTAGGTCCTCAATGGACCAACCATTCGGCGAAGTTCACAGTGAGCGGAGATTGGAAGCTGTGTGATTATGGAATGCATGATGGAATTGAGGAATATGCTGATGGTGAGGTCTATTTGTTATCGAAAACAACCTCGGTTGATTCACCGGGATATGTTTTATTCGATTATGATGTAGAATTCACGGAACAGAATTTCTTACCGCGTCTTTTGACCTTTCCTATTCCTCGTATACAGTGGTTTCAAACCAACTTGGGTGCAGCTAATTATGATGTTGTCTCTGGCAGCACGCTATTTCAAGCGGCTCCTATTGGCAACAATATTAGTGGATTACCTGCTGATGTTCCATCCGGTATTTACGCTGGGGATATCTATAAAGTTATATTTGATATCCCAAACAGTGATCCTTCCGCTTGGACTATGACAGGTGGTACTCAACCAACAGTGACTAATCTTTTTGTATTGTTAAGTAACACCATTCAAAATGCGGTTACTATTTCTGATGGTTTTACTTGTTATGCGGTATGCTTTAATGCGTCACCTTACAAGTTTATTTACTATCAGAATTGTACTGCTGCTTATGCTCAGGCTGCTGGATCGGCCTTTTATTTTGGCTGTACCACAACGCATGCTACTTACAATATTCAAACTTGGATGAGTTTTGTTGGTACTGTAGATGATGGATCAAATAAACCGAACTTTTAGTTCAACACGCGCACGCCGTGTATAAATATAAATTGCTATAGACCCCGATTAGGGGTCTACGGAGTACGGAAATCCGAAAACACCTTTTAGTGACGAACTGTCACCTTAAACCGCAAGGGGCATAAACGGTT